GCTAAATCTGGAGCAAAAGGAAAAGAATTAGCAAAAAAATTTGGATATAATCCAGATAGAATGGTTGCTAGAAAAGGTGGCAAAGCTATGAAAAAAGGTGGTAAAGCATAATGGCTAAACTATGTCCAAGAGGTAAAGCGGCAGCGAAAAGAAAATTTAAGGTATACCCAAGCGCGTATGCAAACATGTACGCATCAGCAGTATGTTCAGGTAAAGTCACACCAGGTGGCAAAAAGAAAAATAGAAAAAAAGCCATGGGTGGTGGAATGATGGATATGCCTAGAGCTGGATACAGAATGGGTGGAAAATGTAAGTTAGCCATGAAAGGTAAAGGAAAAGCTTACGGAAAGAATTCTTAATGCGTACTCACTTTTCAAAGGGTGGTTTAAGAGAATGGGTGGCTCAGAAATGGGTAGACATTGGAGCGCCGAAGAAAGACGGGAAGTATCAGCCTTGCGGGAGAAGCAAAGGCTCAAAGAGGAAATATCCAAAATGCGTCCCACTTGCAAAAGCCACACGGATGACAAAAGGGCAAAAGGCGAGTGCTGTCAAACGAAAAAGGGCAGCTGGTAATCCAGGTGGAAAACCAACCAACGTTGCAACATTTGCAAAAAAGAAAACAGCATAATGAGAAAACAATATTCTAAAGGCACAATGCCTGCAAGAAACAAAAAGAATTTTAGATCTACAAAAAGTGGAGCTGGAATGACAAAGGCTGGAGTTAAAGCTTATAGAAGACTTAACCCTGGTTCTAAATTAAAAACAGCCGTGACAGGAAAAGTAAAACCTGGATCAAAAGCTGCCAAACGTAGAAAATCATACTGCGCAAGATCGCTCGGACAATTAAAACGAGCATCAGCTAAAACAAGAAACGATCCTAACTCACGTATCCGTCAGGCAAGAAGGAGATGGAAATGTTAAAAAAAGAAAAAATAAAAAAAGTGATTAAAGGATTGGGCAAAGCAGTTAAAGCTCACACTAAACAAGCTAAGATGTTGAAAGGAGCTATAAATGGCGGATCCAAAAAAAGGAACGGGAAAAAAGCCTAAAGGTTCTGGTAGAAGACTCTACACAGACGAAAATCCTAAAGACACAGTTAAAATAAAATTTGCAACACCTGCAGATGCAAGAGCAACTGTTGCAAAAGTTAAACGTGTAAACAAACCTTTTGCACGTAAGATACAAATACTAACAGTGATGGAACAAAGAGCTAAAGTTATGGGTAAAAGCCAAGTTGCATCAATTGCTAAGAAAGGAAAAGATGCAATTAGAAAACGTAATAAATCAACTTCTTAAATTTTTAAGAAATAGATTAGACAATCTATCTATGTCAGTAACATCAGGTGGTGTTGACAACATGGAAAATTACAAGTATATAATAGGACAAATAAATGCCTACGAGGCAACACTACAGGAAATCTCTAACCTGCTAGAAGATAAGGAGCAAAATGAAGGAACAGTCATCAATATTAACACCAAACAATAAACTTGTTGGTGTAAAATCTACAGAAGAAGAACCAAAATTACCAAAACCAACTGGGTGGAGGCTTTTAGTTTTACCATTTAAAATGAATGAAAAAACTAAAGGTGGATTACATTTAGCTGAAACTACTTTAGAGAAACAACAAGTTGGATCTCAAGTAGGTTTAGTTATGGCTATGGGCCCACAATGTTATAAGGATAAGGAGAGATATCCTGAAGGTCCGTGGTGCAAGGAGAAAGATTGGGTTATGTTTGCACGATATGCAGGTAGCCGAATCAAAATAGATGGTGGGGAAATGCGTCTGCTAAACGACGATGAAGTGTTAGCAACAATTGATAGTCCAGAGGACATCTTGCATGAGTTCTAAACATAGGAAGGAGTAACTATGCCAGACGAAAAAGACAAGTCAGTACCCATCGATACATCAGGACCTGATGCTACGGTAGATATTGAAGAAGTAAAAGACGAAGCTGTAATAGAACAGCCAGAAGAAAACAAGGAACAAGAAACAGATAAATCATTTGAAAATGAAAGAGAAACAAAGTTAGAAGAAAAAAAGAACGACGAAGATTTAGAAGATTACAGTAAAGGTGTTCAAGCTCGTATTGCGAAACTAACTCGTAAGATGAGAGAAGCAGAACGAAGAGAGCAAGCTGCTGTTGAATACGCACAAGCTGTAGAACAAAAAAGATTACAATTAGAAAAGAAGTTTGAAAAAACTGATTCTGATTATATCAAAAAATTTGAGACTACTATTTCATCAGGAATGGAAGCTGCACAAAAAGAATTAGCTGCAGCTATCGAAGCTAATGATGCAGCAGCTCAAGTAGAAGCTAACAAAAGAATTGCAACACTCGCTTTTGAGAGTGCAAAACTAGAGGCAGCTAAAGAAGGTAGAGAAGCACAACAGGCCGAGAAACCTGTTACTTTGTCTGAGCCACCGGTTCAGACTCAACAAATGGACGATCCTATTAATCCAGATCCTAGAGCTGAAGCATGGGCTTCTAAAAACTCATGGTTCGGTACTGATAAGCCAATGACTTATACGGCTTTTGAGATACATAAGGATTTAACGGAAAAAGAAGGATATGATCCAAATTCTGACGAGTATTATGCAGAAGTCGATAAGAGAATAAGAATTGACTTTCCGCATAAGTTTGGTAATAATGAACAAAAGCAACCGACCGCCCCTGTTCAGACAGTGGCTTCAGCTTCAAGAAGCGTAAAGCCTGGTCGCAAACAAGTGAGACTCACATCGTCTCAAGTAGCAATAGCTAAAAAATTAGGTGTGCCACTCGAAGAATACGCAAAACAATTAAAAAACACGGAAGGAGCGTAAAATGACAAAAGACGAAAAAAATACTTCACGTGCGAATCAAACACGGTCAAGTTCTGAAAGGCCAAAAGTGTGGGTTCCACCATCTTCTCTAGATGCACCCCCTGCACCTGATGGATTCAGGTATAGATGGATAAGAGCTGAAGTTGTAGGATTTCAAGATACGAAAAATGTAACCGGAAGATTAAGAGAAGGTTATGAATTAGTTCGTGCCGAAGAAGTTGAAAACGCAAGTGATTATCCAGTTCTCGATGACGGGAAATACAAGGGAGTGATTGGGGTCGGTGGCCTTCTTCTTGCGAAGGTACCTGTCGAGATCGCGCAGCAACGTCAAGAGTATATGACTAATCGTCATAAAGAACGAAGCGAAGCCGTAGCAAACGATCTAATGAAGGAGCAAGATAGTAGAATGCCTATCAATATTGACAGGCAATCTCGTGTAACCTTCGGTGGTACAAAGAAATAATTTTTTATTTCTCGGGATAACAACCAATTCCCTACTATCGAATTAATTAACAACTATTGGAAATGGAGAAAACAATATGGCTAATAGAAACACATCAGGTTTCGGTTTAAGAGCTGCTAACATGGTAGGTGGTCAAGCATCTGTCCAAGGTCAGCAAAGCTATAAAATCGATGCCGGTCATAACGCAAATATCTTCAATGGTGAATTTGTTAAAATTGATCACGGCGGTACTCAAGGGTACATAGTTGGTGGTCAAGGTTCTGCGGCGCAGGGTATTGGAGTTCTTAACGGAATCTTCTTTAATGCGGCTGATACTAACAAGCCGACATTCTCGAACTTCTATAAGCAACCAATCACACCAGCGAACTCAGAAGACATTGAAGCCTTTGTGATAGATAACCCTTTCCAGCAGTACGTGGTAGCAACAGATGCTGCAACTACACAAGCGTCGTTCTTAAGAACGTTCGATATGAACACATCAGCAGGCGACACTACAACTGGTAAATCAAGCGCGACTTTAGACATCGCTGTTGTTGGAGACAACAACAAACAATTTAGATTGTTAAAGTCAGCTGAAGATCCAGAAAATAGTGAAGCGGGTGCGTTTAGATCAGTAGTAGTAATCTGTAACAAACACACGTACGTACACCAATAATAGGAGTAATTAGACTATGGCAATATCAAGATCGCAACTAGTTAAAGAACTAGAGCCTGGCCTGAATGCACTATTTGGGCTGGAATACAAAAGGTATGAAAATCAGCATGCTGAGATTTATACTAACGAATCTTCTGACAGAGCTTTTGAAGAAGAAGTAATGTTATCAGGATTCGGAAACGCACAAGTAAAAGCAGAAGGTGCAGGAGTCAAATTTGATGACGCGCAAGAAACTTTTACAGCGAGATACACTCACGAGACTGTAGCTTTAGCATTTGCTATAACTGAAGAAGCTATCGAAGATAATCTTTACGATAGACTTTCTGCTAGATATACAAAAGCTTTAGCGAGATCTATGAGTAACGCAAAACAAGTTAAGGCAGTTGAATTATTAATCAACGGTCTTCCTTCAGTTGGTACGTTTAAATCTGGAGATGGAGTATCTTTATTCAATAAAGATCACACTACATTAACAGGACCAAACGTAGCTAACACTTTGCAAACTCAATCAGATCTTAATGAGACATCTTTAGAGCAATCTATGATTGACATCTCTAAAATGACTGATGAAAGAGGTCTTAGAGTTGCAGCTAGAGGAACAAAAATGATTGTTCCTTCAGAGCTTCAGTTCACAGCTGAGAGATTATTAAAATCTCAAGGTAGAACTGGAACAGCTGATAACGATATCAACGCAATCGCGTCAATGGGAATGGTTCCTCAAGGATATAGAGTGAACAATTACCTAACTGACAGTGATGCGTTTTATATCTTAACAGACATTCCAAACGGAATGAAAATGTTCACAAGAGCTCCGTTGACTACTGCAATGGAAGGTGATTTCGATACTGGCAACGTAAGATACAAAGCTAGAGAAAGATATTCATTTGGAGTATCTGACTATAGAGGTATCTTCGGTGTTGAAGGTGCGTAATCAGTAATTTTTTGTGGCGGGACACAATCCCGCCACAATCATAAAATAGAAAGGAAAAATGCACTCCAAACAATTCAAAGTAAAAATATTCGCTTACAGTTATTCAACAGAATTTATTATAAATAGTTTAGATGGCCCGTTAGATATAGAAAATGCAATCATTGACAGATTGGGAAAATCTGATATAAAATGGGAGTATCTTGGAGAAATGATGGACCCCAAGGTAAATAGAATAACCTATGAGGAGGTTATCAATGGAGGCGATAATGCAACATCTGGAGACCCTTTACACACAGAAGAAGGGACTAGATCTTCAATGGGAGCAGGAGCATCTTAAAGAGGGTAGATATACTCTCAATATGGTAAAGATTGACAGAAAAGTTAGAGATGTCATTAGCCATATAAAACTTGCTGAAGCTAAAAAAGCTGATGCAGAAAATAAGATAGAAGACGCTGCTCCACAAGTTTCAGTAGCTACTTAATAAAAAGCTACATCGTTGAATAAATTCAATTCACACTACAGGCTCTCTTGCGCTCTACTAAAATCTAGTATATAGTTTTATCACTATACAATTAATTAGATCATAGACGAGTATAGTCGACGGCCTAGAGACTATGATCGGAAACTAGGAGGATATAATTATGGCACAAACACTATTTAGAGGACCAGTTCTGCAAGGTAAATTTAACGAAGCAGGTTTAACTGGATTCAATCTAGAAAACAAATCAGCTAACTATACAGTTACAAATGCGGATTCTGGTAAGACTTTCACATCAAAAACTGATGGAATGGTATTTACTTTACCGCCAATTTCTATTGGGAGAATATTTACATTTGTAAATACAGGTCCTGATGGAACTAACGCTATGACTATCAGCCCAAATGCTGCTGATGGTATTTTGTATGCTGGATCTTTAACAGATAATAAAGATCTTATTAATACAAAAACTACACAAAAAGTAGGTGACTTTGTAGTATGTGCATCCTTGAACTCATCAACACATTGGACGATTGTTGATGCGCAAGGTGTATTTGCTAAAGAAGCGTAATAATTAATTTGGTGTGGGCTTCGGCCCACACTTAAATTTAGGAGAATAATATGTCATCAGATCAAAGATTTACTAGAATCACTAGTACAGGTCAGGTTAAAACAATAGCAGGAGGTTCAACTAATATTGGTCCTTCAAGAATAACTTACATTCAAGCCAAAGGTAATTCTGCTGGACAACTTGAATTAAGAAATAGTTCAGACAATAGCGGAGCTTTATTATTTCAAGCTCATTTTGGAACAGAAGGATTAGATATATATGTTCCTGGAAACGGTATTAGATTTGACACTACAATTCATGCTACTATATCTGGAACGGGATCAGTAACACTTGGCTACACTGGCTAGGAGGTAAAACGTGGCTAACACAACTTCCGGCACAACGGTATTCGATAAAAATTTTACTATTGATGAGATAGTAGAAGAGGCTTTCGAACGTCTTGGAATACACAATGTAAGCGGTTATCAATTAAAGTCTTCAAGAAGATCTTTAAATATTATGTTCCAGGAATGGGGCAACAGAGGTATTCACTATTGGGAAATAGATGAAACTAATATTGATCTAGCAGAGGGACAATCAGAATATAAACTGTATAGATCTTCAGCAGAAGCCACAACTGCTGGTGATCAAGCTACAACAAAAACAAATGCTAATGCTGCTGAAAATGTTTTTGGTGTAAGTGATATTTTAGAAGCACAATTAAGATCTGGTATAAACACAACTGATCAATCAGACAGTCCGATGACAAAAGTAGACAGATCTACGTATGCAGGTTTTTCAAATAAAAATTCAAAAGGAACGCCTAATCAATATTGGGTAGAAAGATTTATAGATAGAACAGTATTACATTTATACCCTACTGCTGATTCTACAAACGCAAGTAAATTTATTCATATATATTATATAAAAAGAATTGAAGATATAGGAGATTATTCTAATGCAGCAGATCTTCCTTTTAGATTTGTTCCATGTATGACTTCAGGTTTGACATATTATCTATCAATGAAATATGCACCACAACTAACACAACAAATGAAATTAATTTACGAAGATGAATTTCAAAGAGCACTACAGGAGGATGGGTCAGCTTCTAGTACATATATTACGCCTAAAGCTTATTACCCAGGAACATAATGGCAAAATACGCAACAGGTAAATTTGCAAAAGCAGTATCAGATAGATCAGGTATGACCTTTCCATATAAAGAAATGGTAAGAGAATGGAATGGATCTTTCGTACATGTCTCTGAATTTGAACCAAAGCAACCACAATTAGAACCTAAACCAATGAATGGTGATGCTATATCATTAAGAAATGTAAGACCACCGAGAACAGAACCTGCTGTTGCAAGATTACTTGGAAGTAATCCTTTTTCAACTACATCAGGATCTCAGACAATAACTGTTACTGAACCAAATCATGAAAGATCTACAAACGACACTGTAAGATTTAGAAATGTGGTTGGTAGTCCAGGTGGTGTAGCTTTTTCTAGCTATGAAAATTCATCAGGATTTAGTATAACGGTCACATCGACTGATAAATATACTTTCAGTCTTGGAACTAATGCAACTATAACAGAGGATACAGGAGGCAATACGGTTACAGCAGGACCCGTAACACTAACAGCATGATAAGATATATTATTAATAAAATTAAAAATTTTTTTACACCAAAAAAAGAAATGGATGAGCACGAAGAGTTATATTTACATGTTCCAGAACCAGATACTCCAGTATATAAGAATGAAGAAGATGCTGTAAAAACTGATCATTGTGAAAAACATAATAGGTTCAGAAAAAAATGTCCTGAGTGTATAGCGATTAAAGAAGGAGCTAATGCATAATGGCATACACTTTTCAAAATTTAAAAACAGATGTAAGAGAATATACAGAGGTTGATGACACAGTATTAACAGATGCCATATTAACTACATTTGCTAAAAATGCTGAAAATAGAATTTATAGAGAATCAGACTCTGATGATAACAGGTTTTATGCTACATCTACCCTGTCATCTGGTAATAGATTCGTAACAATACCTTCTGATCTTAGAATAATAAGATATGTTCAGTTAAAAGATACAAATGTAACTCCAAACGTTCAAGTGTTTTTAGAAAAAAAAGATACTTCTTACATGGCAGAATTTTATAACAAACCTGGAACAGCTCAAGGTCTTCCAAAATATTATGCTAACTGGGATGCTAATTTCTGGATTGTTGCTCCAACACCAAATGCTCAATATGAGATAACATTGGCTTACATTAAACAGCCAGCTAGTATCACGACATCAAATTCAACGACCACATATCTGTCTAATAAGTATCAAGATTTATTGCTATACGCTACTCTTGCAGAAGCGTATGGGTACTTGAAAGGTCCTGCAGATATGTTACAATACTACGAAGGATCTTATAAGAGAGCTTTAGCAACGTACTCTATCGAACAACAAGGTAGAAGACGCCGAGACGAATGGCAAGATGGTGTAATTCGTACTCCTTTAAAATCACCATCGCAATAATAAGGAGATAAAAAATGGCAAACATAGTACCAAATTCTTTCAAGTCTGGTTTATTAAAAGGAGTATTTAATTTTGATACATCAGGTAACGGAGGAAATTCGTTCAAGCTTGCTTTATATACTAGCATAAGTTCTTACAGTGCGGCCTCTACGGTCTACCTAGCAGGAACAGGAAACGGTGAAGTAAGTTCGTCAGGAACAGCTTACTCAGCGGGTGGAAACGCATTAACAAACAATGGTGTTGCTGGAACAACAACTGCATTTGTTGATTTTCAAGATTTAACTTTCCCCTCTGTAACGTTAACTGCTGCAGGAGCTGCTATTTATAAAACAACTGGGGGCGGAAACGAGCTTGTACTAGTTCTAGATTTTGGTGGAAATAAAACAGCAACTAATGGAGATTTTATTATTCAGTTTCCTACTGCTGATGCATCAAGCGCTATTATTAGATTAGGCGACGCGTAATATTAAGGATTTAAATAAATGGCTTTTGTAGTTAATGACAGAGTAAAGCAGACTAGTACGACTACTGGTACTGGAACATTTAGTTTAACAGGAACTGAAATAGGTTTCGAAACTTTTGTTGCAGGTATCGGTACAACTAATAGTACGTTTTATGCGATAGCACTAGATGGAACTGCTGAATTTGAAGTCGGTATTGGAACAGTAACTGATGCAGCTACTGATACACTTTCAAGAGATACCGTTATCTCCTCTTCAAACTCAGATAACAAAGTAGATTTTAGTG